TGGCTATTACTCAAGCGATGTGCACATCATTTAAAGCCCAGCTTTTGCTTGGTGTTCACGATTTTCGTCCATCAGCTCAAGCTGGTGCCGATACTTTTAAACTAGCGTTGTACACATCATCTGCTACTTTAGATGCAAATACCACTACGTATTCTGCTTCTAACGAGGCTTCTGGTGTTACTGCTGGCGGTGCAGCTTTAACCAATACTGGTGTTGGTACTACTAATACTAACTCTACTGCTGGTACAGGTTTTACTGACTTTAGTGATTTAACGTTTTCCAACGTTACCACTACCGCTCGTGGCGCTTTAATTTATAACACCACACCTTCGGCTAATGACAACGCTAACTCTGCATTAACTAACGCAGCTGTATGCGTGTTGGACTTTGGCGGTGATAAGACATCTACTGCAGGTGACTTCACTATCATTTTCCCAACGTTTGATGCAAGTAACGCAATCATCCGTATCGCTTAATAGCATATGGCGACAGCCAATTGGGGCGAAGGTGCTTGGGGGCTAGGCGCCTGGGGCGAAGGTTCAATCTCTGTTTCGGTTAACGTAACAGGGGTTTCTTCGTCCTCTTCAATTGGTACTGTAGACGTAGTAGGTAAGGCTAATGTAAACCCCACAGGTGTAACTGCCTCTGGGGCTATTGGCGTTGAAACTATAGCCGCTAAAGCTAATGTGCCTGTTACAGGCGTATCTGCGTCTGGTGTAGTAGCAAGTGTTACTACCGGTATTGGGGTTAGCGTTACTGGGGTTGTGGCTTCTGGATCTGTAGGAGCCGTGATTCCTCAGTCTAATAACAACATATCCGTAACCGGTTTGCAAGCCACAGGTGCATTAGGCGAAGAAGAAATAGATTCTGATGCCAACGTAAACGTAACGGGAATAAGTACAAACAGCGCTGTTGGCACGGTATCTATAACGTCAGAAGCTTCAGCATTGCCCACGGGCGTATCTGGTGGGACCATACTTGGTAGCGTAGTAGCCTGCGTCGATGAAGAGGGTTGGGGTGCGTATGGCTGGGGTGAAGGTACCTGGGGTGGTGGGGTTAATAAAGTATGCGTAATAGGCATCGCCGCTACCGTCAATATTGGACAGATTAGGACGTCCCAATCAGTAACTCTTGTAGGAGTACAGGCAAGTGGATCTATAGGTACTGTACAAGTATCAGGACAGGCAGTACCTAATGTTACGGGCTTTGGGCTTGTTACTGAACTAAGTGGGGTAGCCGTAGATGCTGGTGCTAACCACGGCGTTACAGGAGAGCAAGCAGTTTGTTCTGAAGGTGTAATAACGGTAACCGCTAAGGCAAACGCTGTTTTAGTTGGCTTTGGTGTTACGGCTTCTTTAGGAACTGTTACAACTAGAACAGTTAATAACTTTAATGTAACAGGCGTTGGAGCCTCTGCGTTATTGGGTGAAGAAGAGGTAGACGCTAAAGCTAACGTCTTCCCAACCGGTGTGTCTGGAACGGGACAAATTGGCACCGCCCAAGTAGTAGGAAAAGCCGTAGTTAATGTAACCGGCGTGGCTGGTACGATGGGGCTTGGTGAGGTTGAGGCGGAGGCAGGGGCAAACGCAGTTGTTACAGGGGTAGCAGGAACAATTTCTTTGGGTAGTGTTGCCGTAAACAGCGACGCTAACGTATACTTAACGGGTGTGAGTGCAGTAGGTCGGGTTTCTAGACCCCTAGTCTGGGGCTTGATTGATACTTCGCAAACACCAAATTGGACGCCGATAGCGGCTTAGGAGCAATAAATGGCAAGTACATATAGTAATCTTAAAATTCAGCTCATGGCGACCGGGGAAAACTCGGGAACCTGGGGCAACGTAACTAACGACAATTTAGGGGTAGCCATTGAACAGGCTATCACAGGTTCGGTTGACGTTACTATTAATGGCGACACTACACTAACCCTAACTGATACTAATGCGGCGCAAAATGCCCGTGCGTTACGTCTTAACTTAGGTGGTAGTGGCGGCTTTAATTTGACTGTCCCCGCTATCCAAAAACTGTATCTTATTAACAACGCGTCACTAGGTGCCGTAGTTGTTAAAAACGCATCAGGTTCAACTGTTACTGTACCCACTGCTAAAACAATGTGGGTATTTAGTACGGGTACTGGGGTTGTAGACGCAGTTACTCACTTAAGTTCATTGACTCTTGGGTCTGCGTTACCTATTGCTTCGGGTGGTACGGGTTCAACTTCAACTACCTATGCTAACTTGCAGACAAATGTGACCGGTACGCTTCCAATTGCTAATGGTGGTACAGGGACTACATCTACAACGTTTGCAAATCTACAGTCTAATGTAAGCGGAACTCTTCCTATAGCTAACGGTGGTACGGGTTCAACTTCAACCACGTATGCAAACTTGCAAACTAACGTAACAGGTACATTGCCAATTGCTAATGGTGGTACAGGAACTACGTCTACTACATTTGCTAATTTGCAATCTAATGTATCAGGAACTTTGCCTGTAGCTAATGGTGGTACAGGAACCGCAAGCCCTGGTTTAGTTCAGGGATCAGGCATTACTATTACAGGTACATGGCCTAATCAAACAATTGCATCTAGTGGTGGTTCAGAAGCACAAGGTGGTCGTGGTCAAGTCTTTACTTCATCAGGCACATTTACCCTTCCTACAGGTGTTACGGCAATTAAAGCAACTGTTGTGGCTGGCGGTGGCGGTGGCGGTGCAACAAGTAATCAAAGTGGTGGCGGTGGTGGTGGCGGTGGCGGTGGGTATGCTATTCAATTTTTTACAGGATTAACCCCAGGTAATACTCTATCCGTTACTGTTGGTGGTGGTGGAGCAGGTAATTCAGGAGCTAATGGCAGTACAGGCGGTACATCATCCGTAGCATCAGGAAGTCAATCTATTAGTACTGTTAGTGCAACCGGCGGTACTGGTGGCACTTGGTCACAAAGCGGTAATCCTGGTTCAGGTGGAGCCGGAGGTGGGACATCAGGCGGAGCATGGGCTCTAAGTGGTGGAAGTGGTTCTCCAGGTGGCGGTGTCGATGAGAATTGGAGTGGATCAGGCGGAGCCACAGCTGGAGCTGCTGGTACTAGAGTAGCCACACTAAACGGTAGTATTCCGGGATCAGGACCTTTTGGTCGTGGCGGTGGTAGTGCGTTTGCAAACCAAGGTGGTAATGCTGGAAATGGATATGGAGCCGGCGGTGGTGGTGCTTATTTTAATGCGGGTATTGGTCAAGCCGCAGGTGGTTCGGGTTCAGCAGGTTTTGTTTGGATAGAATATTAAGGATAAAAAATGACTACTCAAAATTATTTAATTATTGAATCTAATGTAGTAACAAACAATGTTGTTTGGGACGGTAATCCTAGTTCATGGCAACCACCTGCTGGTTCTATCCAAGTAGTTGATGCAACTACTCCCGCTATGATTTGGCAAGCTGTATATGAAATAAACCCAACAACTGAAAAAGAAATTATTGTTGATTTTGTTTTAGGAGAAGTATTAGGTGCAGGTGAAATTGGTTTTACTTGGAATGGTAGCGTTTTAACTACTAACGAACCTAAACCGCCAGTGCCCGTACAATCATGATCTCAGAAAACCCAGCAGTTAAATTAGAAGACGGCACTAAAGTGTGCCGTCATACGGTTGAAGTTCTTTGTCCTAATTGCAGTCGGGACGTAGATGAGGCTGAGCTTGCTGCGCAAAAGTGCAACGATTGCGGGTTTGATCTATCTACCCCTAAACAATCTGTATCTGTTTGGGCTACTTCTGTACCTAAAGGCGGTACAAAGCTCTGGGGTGAGTAAATTGAATTATGTCAGACGAACTCGGATTGGGCGCTGGCGCCAAGGGGATTAGCGAGGGGATTAAAACTGGGCGTGAGGCTGGGCGAGAGATTGGTAAGAACATCGAGGATGTTCAAAAAGAAGCGGTAGACGTAGCAAAAGAACGGGCAAATGCCAAGATCCGTGAGCGTAGAGAAGCAGAGTTAAAGAAAGAACGGGCGATATTTAAAGCCCTTGAGGAGTACAAGCACCGCAAGAAGATTTCGGATGAAGAGTACAAATTAAGGGTGGAGTTTATAAAGCAGCACGGCACCAAAGAATGGCAAAAGGTGCTAGACATCAAGACCGAGATTGAGCGGCTTGAGAAGGAAGACAAGAAGTACTTTGATGCCGAGTTGTCAAAGGTTAAATGGGTGCAGTTCTGGTGCTTTATGGCAGCAGGCTGGATTGCTTATTACATAGTATGGGGGTCTAAAAAATGAATATGCAAGACATACTAAAGGCGGTTATTCCAATTCTTGTAGCCTGTATAGCGTGGCTACTCGGTCAAGTATCTTCATTTCAGACCCGCCTAACCCAAATTGAAGGCAAGATGCCTGCTTTAATTACTAACGAAGGCGTGCCAACGGACAGCCCAATATCAGCCGAGCGTAGAGCAAAACAGCGTGAAGAAATTTACAAAGATATTCATGACCTCCATGTGCGGGTCAAACTCTTAGAAGAAAGAGGAAAGAAATGATTACCCTATTTACTACCCTTATATCGTTCCTGTCTGGCGGACTACCCAGCCTATTAGGGTTTTTTCAAGACAAGTCTGACAAGAAGCATGAGTTGGCTATGGCTGCTATGCAGACGGAGCGGGAATTAAAACTTATGGAAGCGGGTTATGTTGCCCAAGCTCGTGTAGAAGAAATCCGCACCGAACAAGTCCAAATGGAAACCCAAGCCCAAGAAAGGGCGTCTTTGTATGCCCACGACATTGAGATTGGCAAGGGTGCTTCCCAGTGGGTTACTAACTCTAGAGCTATGGTTAGACCAGCCATTACCTACGGTATGTTCATTATGTTTATGTTCGTAGAACTGTTTGGGTTCTGGTTTGCCTTTCATCGGGAAGTGCCATTTGACGTAGCGTTAAACCTCCTATGGGATGACGAGACCCAGATTATTTGGGCAAGTATTGTTTCCTTCTGGTTTGGCACACAGGCATTTAAAAAATGAAAATTATAGATAATTTTCTTAGTAAAGAAGAGTTTGCTGAATTTAAAAACTTAATATTAGATATTGAGTTTCCTTGGTTTTTCGCACCAACCGTAGCAGATCCAAACGATTTTAGCGACTCTTATTTTATACACACTTTTTATAATAATTTTACAGTTAATAGTAGTTTTTTTCCTTTACTGCAACCAATATTAAAAAAACTAGAAGCTAAAGCACTTATACGTTGTCGGATATTGCGTTATGTTGGAAGAGAAAAATTAGTTGAGCATAATAAACACACTGATTTTGATTTCTCCCACAATGCTTGTATTTTATATTTAAATACAAATGATGGGTTTACAAGACTGCACGACAACTCTTGTGTGCAGTCTGTTGAAAATCGAGCTCTTATTTCTGACGGCAGCTTAGAACACAATAGCAGTAACTGCACAAATGCAGATTTTAGGTTGGTTCTTACGATTAATTATTTTTAAGTATGAAAGTAAGCGATAAAGCTATTAAGATGATTAAGCACCATGAGGGTGTTCGCCAGCGTCCATATCGCTGTCCCGCAAAATTGTGGACGATTGGTGTCGGGCATGTGCTCTACCCACGGCAAGGTGCTTTAAAAATAGACGAACGGGATAGTACTCCCTTGGAATATAAAGACGACCGCACCTTTTCGATGGAGGAAGTAGATGACATTCTTAGAGACGACCTTAATCGCTTTGAGCGAGGTGTTGAACGCTTCTGTCCTGTCAAGCTCACTCAAGGTCAATTCGATGCTCTTGTATCTTTTAGCTTTAATGTTGGTCTGGGAACACTACAGCGCAGCACCCTCCGTCAGAAGGTTATTCGGGGCGAAATGGAAGAAGCGGCAGAAGAGTTCTTGAAATATACGCTCGCTGGCGGTAAAGTACTGAAAGGCTTGGTAACTCGTAGAAACGACGAACGAGCGTTATTTTTATCTTAGGGTAAACCCGTATGGCGCTACAGAAACTACAATTCCGACCAGGATTAAACCGAGAAGGCACAGACTACTCTAACGAGGGTGGTTGGTACGATGCCGACAAAGTGCGTTTTCGCTCTGGTTTTCCTGAAAAGATTGGTGGCTGGAGGCGGTATGCGACAAATCAGTTCTTGGGTCTTGCTCGTTCTTTATGGAACTGGGTAGCCACAAATGCTAATAACTACCTAGGTATTGGCACAAACGTCAAGTACTACGTTGAGCTTGGTGGCTTTTTCTTTGACGTAACCCCCATAGTCCATACTTCAACCAACGTAGCTGCCCCTGTTTTTTACACCACTGCTAACTCCTCTACGATTACTGTGGTTGACGCTGGATACCAGCCAAGTGTGGGCGACTATTTCATTATCTCTGGGGCTAATACAATTGCCAATACGGCTATTACATCCACTATTTTGAATGCCGAGCATGTTGTAACTTCTTTAGTTAATTCCACAGCATATAGATTCACTGTATCTACAACGGCTACTAATACCGCCAACGGAGGCGGCAGCACAGTTACTATTCAATACGAGTATCCAGTAGGTTTAGATGTTGCTATTGTCGGTACTGGTTGGGGTGCTGGTCCATGGAGTCGAGGCACTTGGGGTTCCGCTTTTAGCGGTGGGGTACAGAATCAGCTACGTTTGTGGACAAACGACAACTATGGTGACTATCTATTTATAGCTCCTCGTGGCGGCGCAGTTTATTACTGGATCCCAGAAGGCACATACCCAGACGGAACAGTTGCGGGTAATACAACTAGAGCGCAGTCTTTGGCAACCCAAGCTACATCGGCTACTTATGCTGGTCAATTTGTACCAAATGCAACAAATCAAGTTTTGGCTTCTTCCATTCAGCGTTTTATTATTTGCATGGGCGCTAACCCATATGACCCGCTTGACTCAGAGACTGACTTTGATCCTATGCTTGTGCGTTGGTCTGACCAAGAAAACCCTTACGAATGGGTACCAGCAGTAACTAACCAGTCAGGCGAGTTTAGGCTTTCTAACGGCTCATTTATTATGTGCGCCCGTTCAACCCGCCAAGAGATCTTGGTATGGACAGATTCTGCTATTTACTCCATGCAATACCTAGGACCCCCTTATGTTTGGGGCTTTCAAATCCTAATGGACAATATCTCCATTATTAGCCCTAATGCCGCAATTACTGTAAATAACATAACGTACTGGATGGGCGTTGATAGGTTCTATATGTACTCAGGTCGTGTTGAGACCCTGCCTTGCTCGCTCTGGCAGTACATTTATAACGACATTAACAAAAACCAA